CGTCCAGCCGCGCCAGCGCCTGCGAATCCTTGAGCACCAGCGCCGTGTACGCCTTCACCCGCCACCGGTTAGCGTCCTTGGTCTCCACGGTCCCGATGCGCTCCAACTGGATGATGCGCTCCAGCTCGTCCTCGGCGCCGGGGTCGTCGGCGCTAATGCCGAACAGGCCCGTCTCGTCCAGCCGCACCGCGAAGATGCTCGACGCCGCCCCGGTCGTGGGCAGCGCGTAGGCCCCCGACACGATGGTCTCCGTGTCGTTGATGAAGTCGCAGGGGATGATGGGTACGTCGCTGTAGAAGCGGACCTGGCGGTTGATGCCCTGGATGCTGGAGAGGGCGAGGTCCCAGCCCTGCGATCGGGCGAGCTTCTGGATGCCGCGAATGGAGCGGCGGCTGGCGAGGAGGCAGGTCGGGCGGGGGCGGACGAGGTCGAGGAGCTGGTCGAGTAGGGTGAAGGTGCCGACGCCCGGCACGGTGGTGGCGCCGGCGTGGACCTGCTGGCCGGTGACGTCGTCGCTGATGATCTCGTGGAGGCCGTCGAACTCGTTGGCGTCGGAGTCGATGCTGCCGTAGACGGCCTTGCCGCCCCAGGTGTCGGCGAAGTTGCGGGCCTTGATGGTGAGGAGTTCGGCGGCGAGGTCCTGGTCCTTGGAGCGGGTGATGCGGAGGAACTTGTCGACGTCGGCGTCGCCGATGAGGATTTTGAGGGCGGCGGTGACCTGGGTGGTGGTGGGTACGCCTTCGGTGACGGCGCCGCCGGGGGCGATGAAGGTGGGGGCGGCGGCGGCGTTCTCACGCTGGTACTGGAGGGCGTTGCCGCGGATGGGGACGAAGGGCATGAGGCCCAGGAGAGGGTTGGCGTCAATGGAGGTCTCGGCGACGCCGATGAGGACCTGGTTGGTGGAGAACTTGTTGGCTTCGGCGAGGGTGAGGGCCATGGGCTACTCCTTGTTGTTGAGCGCCCAGCGGATGCGCTCGGCGCCTCTGATGCCTTCGGGGGCGGCGGCCGGCTGGCGCTGTGTGCCGCCGGTGGCGAAGCCGAGCGGCCCCTTGCCGGCGGCTTCGGCGAGGCGGTTGGCGATGGCCTGGGCGGCGGCGAGGGAGGCGTTGATCTCGGTGATGGAGGCGCCGGTGATGAGGTCGGCGGGGATGGTGGGGTTGGCGGCGATGATGGCGGCTCGGGCGGCTTCGGTGGCCTCGTTGGTCTGGGTGCGGAGGGTGTCGGCTTCGCTGGCGAGTGGGGTGAGGCGTTCGACTTCGGCGGCGAGGTGGTCGGCCCTGGCGGCCTGGTCGCGGAGGGTGGAGAGTTCTTCGTCGGTGATCTCAGGCATGGGCGGTCTCCTTCGGTGTCATGTTACACGGTTGCGTGTGGCTGTCAAGGTGGTGGGGGGGTTGGAGCGGTGACGGCGGCGGCGAGTTCGCGGGCCTGGGCGAGGGCGGTTTGCCATTCGACGGCGGGGTCGGGGACGCCGAGTCGGGTCATGGCGGAGGTGTGGGCGGCGAGGCCGGCGGCCACGAGGGCGGCTTCCTGGTTGATGTCCTCCATGCGGTCGGAGGGGAGCGGCGGCGCCCAGGTGATCTCGATGGCGCCGGCGGCGGCGTGGTTGGTGCCGGTGTGGACGTCGATGATCTTCAGGATGGTCTGGGCGCGGCGGGTGTAGGCGGCCGTGCGGATGAGTCGCTTCCTCTTGACCTTCTGTAGGAGGGGCTGGCTTTCGATCTGCAGGGCGACGCCGGAGAGCGATGTGCCGGTGTCGCCGAAGGCGGTGCGGGGGACCTCGGCGAGGTCGTGGATGGTGCGGTAGAGGGCGTCGAGGTAGTCGATGTGGAGGCGGACGCCGCCGCCGGAGAGGAGGTCTAGTAGGTAGGCCCTGGCGGTTTCGGGGATGGTCCAGGTGACGCCGGCCTGGATGGCCAGGTCCTCGGCGGTGTCGACGCCGGCGAGGACGGCGATGGGGTTGCCGGAGAGCTCCATGATGGTGGCGAGGACGGACAGCTCGCGGTTCATCTCGGTCGCGGGCTGGCGGAGGGGGACGATGTCGGACAGACCCCAGAACTGCTTGGGGATGGGGTTGTTTGGGAAGACGATGTACGGGATGACGCCGTAGGGGTTGGGGGTGGTCGCGACGATGGCGTTGTCGACCCAGAGTTCGGCCTCGGTGTCGGTCCAGCGCTCGACGACGGTGGCGGTGTCCTTGGGGAGGGCGACGCCGTAGGTCGCGAGGACCTGGTCGGCGGGTAGGGTGTAGCGGTGGGCGACCTGGAAGTAGTCGGTGAGGTTGTGGGGTTTGGGCCAGACGAAGATGCCCTGAACGTCGGGGGCGGTGACGATGGGGCGGTTCTCGTCGTCGGACCAGGCGACGCGGAAGGCGCCGTCGCCGAGCACGGCGGTGTCGGTCTCGGTGTCGTAGTCGAGGCGGTCGAGGGCGTTGGCGGCGTGGGCGTCGAGGAGTGCGGTCTCGGCCAGGCGGACGGCGGCCTCGTCGGGCCCGGCGACGTTGTAGCGGATGCCGGACATGACGTAGGCGGTGGTCTTGTCGATCATGGTGCGGGCGTAGTTGAGAGTGAGCTGGCGGGTCTTGTCGTTGGTGCGGCGGCCGGGCCACTGCTTGCCGTTGTAGAAGTCGAGGTTGCGGGTGTAGTCGTGTAGGCGGGTCTGGTCGCCTTTTCCGAGCTGGTTGGGGTGGAAGGCGCTCATGGGCGGATGATACCACGGGCGACGGTCGGTGTGGCGTTGTTGGCGGCCTCCACGCAGAGGGCGAGTGAGGATACGCAGTCGTCGTGCCCCTCGTCGGGGTTGACGAAGAATTGGAGGGTGCGGTTGGGCTTGTAGAGGGCGCGGCAGAGGGTGAGCTGGCGGGTGAGCTCCTGGTAGTCGGGCGAGGTGTCGTTGGCCCAGAGGGCGAGGCGGTTCGTGTTGGCGGCGGCCTGGAGCTCGTATCCGAGGTGGGACTTCGAGGCTTCGGTGAAGCGGTAGGGGATGACGCGGTGCTGGCCCAGGCGGCGGGCGAGGAGGATGGCGGCGGCCTCGCCCATGGCGGTGGAGTCGACGGCGACGATCCTGACGCCCCAGGTGTACTCTAGGAGGTCGCCCACCTCGTCGTACAGCGTGCTGTGCGGCTTTCCGCGCCAGCGGTAGAGGGTTTGGACGGCCAGGCGCGGTAGGGGGCGCTGGCGGCCCTCCTGGTGGGTGACGGATGCGATGGTGAGGACCGTCTCGTCGTGGCCGCGCGCCATGAGGTCGCCCGGGGCGGCCTCGCCGGCGACGTCCAGGCCGGCGACGTAGATCGTGCCGCGCTGGCGGGAGACCTGGCGGGGGTGGTCGCCCATCATCTGGTTTAGTTGTGGTGGTGACAGGAGCCGGCCGCCGCCGGCGAGGGGTTTGAGGTCGTACTGGGTGGTGAAGAGCGGGTGGTTGGGGCCTAGGCGTTCGCGTTCCCCTTCGACGAAGGCGGCGTAGTCTGGGTTGGTGAGGGCGCAGTGTTGCCAGTCGTATTGGAAGTGGCGGCGGATGCCGTCGGCGCGTTGCAGGGCGATGTTGGCCTCGATGGTCTGCTGGAGTAGGGTCGTGTCATCCCAGGCGGTGCCGTAGAGGACGGTGGTGGCGTTGGTGGTGGAGGCGAAGGGGCGGAGCTCCTTGTTGAACTTGTCGGCGCCGACGTCCTGGGCCTCGTCGACTTCGAGCAGGAGTTGGGCGGTGGCGCCCACGATGTGGGAGTCGGGGCCGGCGGAGAAGAACTGCCAGCGGGCGCGTCCGAGCCAGATCATGAAGCCTTCGCTTTCGCGGTAGAGGCCGCCGTAGCCGGCGGCGGTGAGGTGGGTGCGGAGGCGGTCCATGGAGTTGAGGACCTGGGGGCGGAAGGTGGGAGCGGCCTTGATGCCGGTGCCGCCGGCGGCGATGTTGCGGGTGAGGAGGGCGGTCTGGAGCCAGGCGGAGAGCTCGTTCTTGCCGGACTGGCGGGCCATCTCCACGGTGAAGGTGAGGCCCTGGTGGTTGGCGATGGAGTGGAGGATGGCGCGTGCGGCCTCGGCCTGGTAGGGGCGGAGGGTGATCAATTAGGTCCGCCAGTCCACGACGCGGGGCCTGAAGGCGAGCCACTTGGTGGCGTGCTCGGCGAGGGCGGCGGGGTCTGCGGCCTGCTCGGGTGTGAGTGGGTAGGTCGCCTTGAAGGCCTCCCACGCCTGGTCTTCCTGGAGGTAGGCGACGAGCTTTCCGAGTTGCCACTTGATGGGGTCGGTCTGCTCGCGGACGATGGCGCGGACCTGGGCGTCGGTCATGTCGTCCCCCTTGAGGCCGGCGATGATCTCCGGCCAGCGGATGCGGTTGGACGGGCAGCTGGTGGGGTAGACCTCGCGGTGCTCCCAGAGGTCGACGCGGCGGAGGGCCTGCCAGGTGAAGGCGTACTCGTGGGACAGCCAGAGGCAGAGTTCGACGGCGGTGTCGACCTGGTAGTCGGTGATGGGTGTGGGCGTGGGGTAGCCGCCCTCGAACTCGAGGCCCCAGCAGAACAGGTTCGCGAACTCGCCGAGGCCGGGGAGGTCGCCGCCGGCGTGCCAGGCGGCGTCGTCGAAGTCGATGAACTGCCATGGTGGGCCGTCGAGGTTGATGATGGCGTGGGCGGCGCCTCGGTTGGGGTCGAGGAAGGTGGCGTAGGCGCCGTCCCGCCAGCCTTGGGCGTCGTGGCAGAAGAGGCGGTGGGGGTTGTTGGCGCGGAGCTGACCGTGGGTGCCGCGGGGGTAGCCGTAGTTGGTGACGCCGGGTTTCCACAGGGCGCGTGGGTAGCGGCTCATTTGGGTGGAATTCTAACCGAATTCTGACAATCCGTCGCCGGTGGGGTGCGGCAGGTCGTTGCCGGTTAGACGTCTGGTGGCCGGATGTGGTCGGGCGTGAGCTCGCGGAGATCCGGGCGGCAGGGCGTTGCCGGTGCCGGCAGTGGTGGCCGGATGTGGTCGGGCGTGAGCTCGCGGAGATCCGGGCGGCAGGGCGTTGCCGGTGCCGGCAGTGGTGGCCAGATGTGGTCGGGCGTGAGCTCGCGGAGATCCGGGCGGCAGGGCGTTGCCGGTGCCGGCGGTGGGGGCGTAGATACGTAGGGGATGTGACTGAAAATCAAGGTGTCGGCAGTTCGACTCTGCCCCTCGGCACCAGTTGGCGCGAGTGCGCGCTCGTCTGAGCGGGCGTGGTATACTTGCGGCAGCTGGCCCGGGTCCGGTCGTCGAAACTCCTTCAGCAAGGTTTCCTCTGACCGGCCCGGGCACTGCATTTTGGGGGGTTGACGGGGGCGGCCGGGGGGTCTAGGATCGGGCCACCTTGCTGAAGGAGGTCGCCCGTGTCTTCACGCGCTGCCCTGCCGGATCGTGATCGTCGCGATCCGGCTTCATTTTCTTCTGGCCCTGCACAGACCAGACCACCACGACCAGCTCCACCACCACGACCAGCTCCACCACCACCAACGACGCCCGCCGAACTCCCGCCGCGCAAGCCCTTGCCCCTGCGCGTGGGGGGCGAGCCTCGGCGTCTGACAGACGCGGAGCGGGCGCTCGCCGCGTACCTGCGCGAGCACTTTGCGTTTCGTGGGGCGGCGGCGTTCATCCGGCGGTTTGGCCTGGAGTTGGTGAGCGAGGCGGTCTCGGACTACGAGGCGGCTCCGGACGTGGACGACGTGCGGAGTGCGGCGGCGTTGCTCGTCTGGGTGGTGAGGGACCTGAGCGATGGGTAGGTTGACGGAGGCGGAGTTGTTCAGGGGGTACGGTGCGGTGGAGTTGGGGGATGGGCCGCGGTGTCCGTTGGACGGTGTGCCGATGGCGCCGGCGGTGGTGGACGGGTACGGGGTGCTGCTCTGGTGGTGCCCGAAGTGTGAGCGGGCGGTGGATGATGCAACGTTGCGGCGGGAGTTGGCGTCTAGACTGTCGTGCGTGCGGAAGACGGGCTCGCGGCCTTCCTGACGGGGTGTCGCGCGCGTGGGCTGTCGCCGGTGACGGTCGACTGGTATTCGAGGCTCGTGGGTCGATTTCTGCGGGGGCATGAGCAAATTCCCGTGGATAGTGGGGAGGTGGAGGCGTTTCTCGTGCTTCCTGGTGCCTCTCAGGGCACTCGTCACGCGTACTTCCGGGCCTTGCGGGCCTTCTACCGGTGGCTGGTGCGGCGGGGGCTGGTGGAGGTTGACGCGGTGGCCGGCGTGGTGGCGCCGCGGCTGCGGCGGGTGGCGCCGCCGGCGCTGGAGCGGGGCGAGTTGCGGCGGGTGATGGCGGCGGCGCGGTGCCGGCGGGACCGGGTGATGCTGTCGGTGTTGCTCGACACGGGGGTGCGTCTGGGCGAGTTGGTGTCGATGCGGTGGGAGTGGGTTGGCGAGGAGACGTTCTGGGTTGATGGGAAGACGGGCCGGCGAGAGGTGCCGCTCTCGGAGTGGCTGCGGTGGACGCTGCTCGGTGTGGAGTTGCCCTGGCGGTCCGTGCGTGGTGGCGACTTGACGTCGAAGGGGGCGTACCTGGCGGTCCGGCGCTGCCTGCGGCGGGCCGGCGTGATGAAGGGCGGGCCGCACCTGTTCAGGCACACCTTCGCCAGGTTGTACATTCGGGCCGGCGGCGATCAGTTCAGCCTGCGGCGCATCCTGGGCCACTCGGACGTCCGGACGACGTCGATCTACGTCGAGCTCGAGATGAAGGATGTCGTTGTTCAGCACCGGCGGTACTCTCCGCTGGTCGCGCTGCTAGAGGAGGCTGCGGGATGAGCGATAGGTTCGAGGTTACGGCGTTCGGGACGGTGGATAATGTCAAACTTCGGCGTGGTCGGCCTGGTCAGTTGGAGGTGGTTCTCTCGGTGGATCGGAGTGAGGGTGTGATCGAGGGGCTGGCGGAGTTGGCGGACAAGGGTTTGCTGGTGTCGGTGGAGTTGCGGAGTCTGCAGGCACGGATGGGGATGATGGTGGAGAAGCAGACTGGGGCCGTGGTCGCGGACTTCGCCGAGCGGGGGCCGATGCCGTGAGCAACTGGGAGTTGTTCTTGAACTGGCTGGTCGGGACGGAGGCTGGGGAGCGGTTCATGGCGGCCTTCCCGGACATCGTGGATCACTGGTTGTGGGCCTTCAACGCTTGGGCGGCGTCGTGTGGGTATGCGTTCCGAGGGTGTCGTGACGCCTGAGTGTGGTCGGTGTGGCGGCCGGCTGCGACTGTTCGAGTCCGTGCGGCTGCTGCTGTGGGCTTGGGTCTGTGACAATTGGGAGGACGTTGGGTGCCGGATGTCGTTCGAGGCGCTGGCGCTGGTGGATGATGAGCGGTTCTTCGTGGAGAACTGGGAGGATTGGGGTAAGAGTCGGCGCCCCCGACCTGGCGGCCGGAGGCGCCCGTGAAGTGTGGGGGCGTAGGGGTCACCAGGTGATGTGTGCTAGGGCGGCCTCTGAGCCTTCGAAGTCGGCGTTGATGAGGCGGTCCCAGGCGATGTGGAGGTGGCGGAGGTTCTTCTCGATGGTGGGCCAGTCGGGACGGTGGGGGTTGATAGTGTGGAGGAGTTTCTGGGCGGACATGTCGCCGAAGGTGGCGGCGAGCTCTGAGCAGTGGTTGCTGATGTCCTCTGCCAGTTGGTACGGCGTCTTCACGTTCTTTCCCTTCCTGCGCGTGGTGACGGATGCGCGCCCCCCGACTCTGGGCTACTGGTCTAGTTCTCGTCCCGTGGGTGGACCTGGGCTGCGGCTGCGACCTGGCTGGCGTCTGCCGGCTTCCAGTTCCACGTGCAGTACGAGCCGTCCGGTAGCTTTGTGGGGCAGTGGTAGCCTCCCCATCGGGACTGACGAGCGCGTCCGTGCTCTGGGCAGAGGTGCGGGAGAGTGGCCTTGCGAGCGGCGCTGGCCTGAGCGCTGCGCTGGTGCGCCCGCTGTGTCAGGTCTGCTTCTGTGGTCGCGACTGGCGAGTGGTGGCCGTTTCCGTTACCGTTCCCGTTGGTGGGAGCGGGCTGGTCGCATCCGGGCGGGCGGCCAGGGTAGTCGAGGTGGTCAAGGGCGGCAACCACTGGCTGCACCTGGGCCGTCTCTTGCTCTAGGGCCGTGATGAGCGAGGCGTAGGGGAAGATGGTGGAGGCCTCCACCAGGCGGGAGCGCATGTCTGCGGCGGTGGCTGCGCGGATGGTGACGAGGTGCTCTGCACCTGTGTCGACTGTGAACTTAGACGTCACGCTGAACGGCCAATCGTTGGACACCTTGGTCTCCCTTCTCGACGACGTCGGTGCACGCGCTGCAGAGGCGGCGCTCACCGACAAGCTGGCAGACTGGGAAGCGCTCCCAGCAGCGGCCACAGGGGAAGGTGGCGCAGTAGCGGTCACCACAGCAGGGCGAGCCGGTGGAGTAGGCCACCATGGCTGGCCTACCGCGCTGCCGTGGCCAGGCGGTTGTCCTGGACGCTGCCGTAGTACTTCGACAGGGCGACGCGCCCGTCCAGAACTGCTACCTGGAACCGGCTGCCGCACGCTAGGCACATGAGCCGGTCTGGCTGACCTGGGCGCTGCTCTGCCCTGAGCCACACCTTGGGGTGATACGGACACCTGAGGTTGAGCACTGCGAGGCCCCCTTTCTGCTCGCCGGAAGCCGCTGACCCACGCGAACCACGCGGCCCCCAAGACGAGCGCTAGAAACCAGCCGACATCCGATACCATGACCACACCTCTACAGCAGCCGCCCCTGGGCGGCCTGGCGGCGCGAGAGGCGAGCGAGCCGGTGGCGGCAGCAGCCAACCGAACACGCGTTACGCGGGCTGCAGCAGGAGCAGCAGCGGCCGCAGCTGCAGCCGGCCACCGAACCGAAGAGCACGCCACAGGTGGCGCAGCGACACGCGCACTGGTGGACCGGGAAGAGGCACCGAGGACAGACCGACACCCCACGCACTGCTAACCCCCCCGACCGAAGCCGCACGAGGACCACCCGCACGACGGGCAGACGCGACAGGCGCCGCCCCCCGAAGCCAACCGACCGCCGCAACAAGGACACCGCATGACCAAAACCCCCCAAACTGCCCAGCGGAGCCGCGCGACCCGCGGCCACCCGCCAGCGCCGCGCCCCCGACACCGCGAACACCACGGCGACAAAAGCCCAGCGGCACCCGCGACCCCCGGCGACAAGCGGCCAGCCCGCCAGGGGCGACACCAGCGCCGCGCACCCCGTTCAGGCCGAAGGGCAAGGGCGCGCAGCGAGCGGAGGGAGCGAGCGCGGGCGTCAGAACCGACACGGCCCTTGCCCGAGGCCAGGGGTGCGCGATAAGCGCGGTAAGCCCCGGCGGGCGGCCTGCATTGGCGCTCGGCGCGGGTAGGGCCGCTGGGCTTGCCGTGGTGTGAAGTCGGCGGTGGCGGGGCAGGCGGGGTGGCCGGTGCGGGGAGCGCGGCGCTGCAGATGCGCGAAGCGCTACCGCTGACGCCGATTTGTAGGGCGCTGGTGGCGTTGGACGAATGGGGTTTTGGGGAAAACGACTCTATCTGGCGCGTATCTGCGGGGCGGCGCCGTGCGGGCGCCCGCGAGTGTGGCGGTGGGCGAGGTCGACGGTGGAGTGCGGGCTCGACGGGGCCGGTTCGACCCGCTACCTACGCCACGTCCACCATTCGCGGATGGTCTTGGTGATGTAGGCCAGGCCGAAGACGCACACGGCGAGCGCCGTTGCGGTGACGGCGGCGGCCACGGTGTGGAGGGACAGGAGGTCAGTCGGATCCAACGGGCGCTCCGAGCGTCGCCTCGATGGAGTCGAGGACGTTCTGCATGCCGGCGACGAGGCGGTCGGCGTCGCTGCCCTTGAGGTGGTAGTGCGTTGCGGCGAGGCGGGCGAGGGTGCGGAGGCACTCGTTCAGGAGGTCGAGCTTTTCGGGCGACGCTTCGAGGAGGGTGAAGAGACGCTGGCGGAGTAGGGCGATCTCGCCGGAGAGGTCGTCGGCGGGGAGCGCGCGGGCGCGTTCGAGTAGGAGGCGCTGGGCTTTAGTGAGGGCGCGGCTGTAGTAGCCGTGCTTCAGGGCGTTGAGGTTGCCCGGCTGCGCTCCCTTCTTCCTGCCTTTGGTCAACGGGGTGTCCTTCCGGTATGTCCTCGGCGACGGCGACGAGTAGGCAGAGCGCGGCCAACTGGGGCTGCTCTCTGATGAGGCTGGCGACGGCGCGGTCCTCTCCGTTCATGGTGAGCTTCCCCTCGTAGTACATCTGGCCGTCCATTGCGGTCCTCCTGGTGGGCAGTGTATCACGGCTTGTCGTCGGCGAGGGCGTCGAGGTTGCGGCGGCGGGCGGCGTCGAGGCGGCGGGGGAACTCGGCGTCGAGCTCCTTCTTGATGGTCTCGGCGTCGGCGGCGTTCTGGTTGGCGGTGGCGAGGGCGAGGAGGTGGTTGGTGATCCACTCCTCGAGGGTGTAGGCGTGGGCGGTGCCGGCGTTGAAGTCGTCGGCGGTGTTCTGGAGTAGGGGGACGGCCTTGTCGGGGAGGGTGATGGTGATCTGTGCCATGTGTGTGCTCCTTTCGACTAGACGAGGTAGAGGACCTTGGCGCCGGCGGGGACGTGGCCGCCGGCGTCGGCGACTGCGAACGCGACGTTGCGGAGCTGGGGCGTCGTGCCTTCGTAGAGCCACAGGTGCGTGAGGCCGGCGGCTGGCGCCGCGCCGCCTGCGAGTCGCAGGTAGGGCGTGGTCGGGCCGAGCTCGAGGAGGCGGACGGTGGTGGCGGCCGTCTGGTTGGCGATGCGGAGGCCGTAGGCGGTGGTGACGGTGGCGCCGCCCTGGTCGAGGATGTCGATTCCGTAGGAGGTGGCGGGTTGCGCGGCGGCCCAGTAGGCGGCGTCGATGAAGAGGCCCTTGGCCCAGGTGAGGGCGCCTGCGCCGGAGGCGCCGCTCTGGACCTGGAGGAGGATGCCGCCGAGCTGGGGGCAGGGGCTGGGGGTGTTGTGCTGGGCGAAGAAGTAGAGGCCAAAGGCGTAGGCGGCGGAGGGTGTGCCCTGCGCCTTGGCGGCGCCGGAGAGGCCGTAGGTGAACTGGACGCCGCTGGCCTTGTTGCCGGTGATGTCGAAGTAGCCGGCGACGGACGGGTGGATGGCGAGGGTGTCGATGGCGGCGACGGTGCGGCCGGTGGCGACGGCGGCGCCGGCGCCGACGGCGGCGTGGCCGGAGACGTCGAGGTCGCCCTGGAGGCCGAGGATGGTGGCGGGTGAGACGCCGGCGAGGAGCAGGGGGCCGGCGGCGTGGCCGAAGCGGAGGCCGGTGGTGGCGTCGATGATCTTCTCGGCGGTGGTGGTTTGCGGTGTGGCGAGTGAGCAAAAGTCGGTGTGTGCGGCGTCGGCGTAGGCCAGGTTGGACAGGGCGTCGTGGGCGTGGGCGTGGGCGGCCGGAGCGAAGCCCGTGTGGCCGGCGGTGGCGTAGCCAAGGTTGGTGAGGAGCGGGTGGTCGGTGACGCCGCCGCCGCCTGCGGGTGGCAGGGCGCCCTGGATGGAGAGCACGAGGGCGTCGGTAGGGTTGTGCGGGTCGAGGTGGAGGACGGAGCACTCGCGGCCGATGGCGACAGCGGCGGCGGGGATGTTGGTAGCGACGCGCACGGCCGCGAGGTAGGCGGGGAGCGAGCCGGTGAGCTGGACGTCGGCGGTATGGGTGGCGCTGGCGTAGGAGCGGATGACGGCCTTGTGGATGGTCATGGTTCGCCCAATGTTAGCACCTGGTGGTAGGCGGGCTTGGTCTGGGTGTCGTAGACGAGGACGATGCCGGTGACGCGGCGGTTGACGGCGGCGAGGCCGAGGGCGGGGTCGGTGATGGCGACGACGTCCCAGAGCTCGAGGCCGCAGTGGACGGGGATGGTGACGGTGTCGGCGCGGCTGTTGATGGTGGCTTCGCGGGCGTCGCGGGTGGCGCGGTTGGTGACGGAGGCGGCGGTGGTCATGTTCTTGTCGTGGGAGACGTGCGGGCGGTCGTGGAGGAGGTCGACGGTGGCGTAGTCGATGACCTCGGCGGCCAGGTCGGCGTCGCCGTAGGCGAGGAAGCGGTCGGCCGGCGCGCGCTGGCGGTAGGTGGCGGAGAGGATGACGTGGTCGGTGCCGAGGGCGTAGTCGGGGGTGTCGTCGGCTTTGGGCCAGACGCCATAGATCATGTCTTCGCGGGCCATGAGGCGGTCTTCGAGGTGGGAGATGAGGGTGGTGATGGCGGCGAGACCGTTGCCCCAGGCGGGGAGGTCGAGCGTGTCGGGGACGGGTGGCGGGTCGACGAGGGTTGAGTGACGTGGGTTCGTGGGGTCGTGTAGGAGGTAGGGGGGCGGGTCGTAGCCTGGGTTGATGGCGAAGTCGGGGAAGTCGTCGGTGAGCTTGGGGCTGGAGGTGTAGCAGGAGAACTCGAGGGCCATCTTGGCCAGGATGGCGGAGAAGAGCTGGAAGTAGTTGCGGGAGCCGGCGGGCCAGCGGTAGGTGCGGCCTGGGCGCCAGCGGGCCAGGAGGGACCATGCGCTGGAGGCGTGGATGACGAGCTCGCGGCGGGTGGGGTCGCTGACGTGGTCGATGGTGTCGATGTAGTAGCTGGGGCCGTGGGAGTGGGCGGCGGGGTGGGCTGGGCAGTGGTAGCCGGGGGCGATGTCGATGCGGGCGCCGCGGGAGAGGGCGAGGAGGTCGCCGGCGCCGGGGGCGTTGTAGCGGCCGTCGTGGTTGGTAAGGCGGATGGTGGCGCCCTGCGGGCTGAGCGGGTGGTCGTGGGCGACGCAGGAGAGGACGTCGGCGCTGAGGTCAAGGGGGGTCTGGCCGATGGGGGCGCGGTAGACGCGGTTGGGCGTGGTGGCCCAGACGTGGGTGTTGGTGTAGTCGAGGGCCAGGCCGTAGTCGTGGTCGAGGTTGAATGGTCGGGGTTCGGTCCAGATGTTGTCGACGAAGTCGGCGGCGATGGGGCTGGCGAGGAGGGCGTGCCGGTCGTAGGGTGCGGCGCCTGAGTAGGCTTCGCGGTGCGCGGCGCGCCAGGTGTCGGCGTAGGTGAGGGATGGGTTGGAGAAGGTGACGCCGGCGCCGGCGGAGGCTTCGGCGGTGGCGCGGAGGGTGCTCCAGGTGTTCAGCGCCTGGGAGTAGCCGTCGCCGTAGATGCAGGACCAGACGTGGGGGTGCAGTGTTGTCGTCTCGGTGCCGGTGATGATGCAGTTGAAGTCGAGCCAGTGGTGGACGGCGAGGCCGGTGATAGATGCGGCGGTGTTGGTCCAGACGGTGAGGGCGCCCCACACGGTGGCGGTGCGGCGGATGCGGTAGACGGTGGCGCCGACGGCGATGATGACGAGGGTGTCGCCGGCCGTGGCGCTGGTGGCGGCGATGTGGGTGATGGTGCCGGCGGCGGTGGCCAGGAGCGCCCAGGCGCCCCACGAGGCGCCGTTGTCGGTGGACTCGGCCTTGTAGATCTGTGTGGGTGTGGCGTTGTCGACAGCGAAGGCGAGTAGGTTGGCGCCGTAGCGGGCCAGGGCGCAGAGGCGGGTGGCGGCGCGGAAGGACGTCCAGGTGTCGAAGGCGGGGCGGGTGGCGTAGATGGAGTACTCGCGGTCAAGGGAGAGGCCGGGTGCGCCGAAGGGGTCGGACGGGCCGTCGGCGTAGGTGTCGATGTTGAAGCGGGTCTGTTCGGTGGAGCCGGCGTCGTAGTAGAGGTTCGTGCCGGCGGGGACGATGACGCCGAGCCAGTAGTCGCCCGGGTCGAGGTCGACGGGCGTGGGGAGGGTGAACTCGCGCCAGGCGGGGGTGGTGTCGATGCCGGGGAGCTCGTCGCTGGTGGCGAGGAGGGCGGCCGGGGAGCCGGCGGCGTCGGCGTAGATGACGGCGCGGGCGGAGACGGTGCCGGTGACGGCGGCGGCGTAGGCCAGGATCGTGGTGATGGTGGTGTCGGCGGCGAGGGTGAACTTGGTGGCCTGCTTGTAGTGGGCGGGTAGGGTCTGGGGGATGGCGCCGACGGTCTTCTTTCCGAGGTTGGGGTCGGGGCCGCCGTAGTCGGGGGTGACGGTGCGCTGGCGGTAGAGGGTGTTGGACTCGACGCGTAGGCGGTTCAAGGAGCCGTCGGTGGGGATGGCGAGGGCGTGGGGGCCGGCGGCGTCGGCGCCCGCGTACATGGTCTGCCAGTGGAGGCGGGGGATGCCGCCGATCTGGTCGACGGCGGCGACGTAGAGGTAGGGCTTGCGGGTCTTCTTCTTCTGCTCGGCGGTCAGGTACGACGCTAGGGTGCGCACGTGGCCGGCCGCCTCTTCCGTGCGAGCTTGGCCTCGCGGCGCCAGCGGCGCTCGAGTTCGCGGCGGATGCGGTTGTAGCGGGGGGCGGTGGCGTGGAGGTTGGACTTGGCGCGGTCGTGCCTCATGGGCCTGGGTCTGTGTCCTGGGTGGCGGCGGGCTCGGCGGGCGTGTAGAGACGGCCGGTGCGGACGTGGCCGCGGAGGCCCTTGCGTCTGAGGGTGGCTCGGAAGTCGCGCAGGAGGCGCATGGACATGGCGGCGAGGTCCTTGCCAGCCTGGGGGCCGCCCATGGAGAAGACGCCGGTGGTGGAGGCGGCTTGGTCGGCGGCGGCGTAGCCGGCGGCTCCAACTAGCAGGAGCTGGAGTTGGGCGGCGTCGAGGGTGGTGGCGGTGGCGAGGGTGTGGTGCGTGAGCCAGTAGACGTAGACGTTCTCGACGCCGGCGGGGGTTGAGTCGATGAGCATTGTTAGGGTGTTCAGCCAGACGGAGAAGTCGACGTAGGTGGGCGGGTACTGGGCGACGGGGTACTCCACGGCGGTGAGCGCGACGCGGGGGACGAGGGCGGCGATGCTGATGTCGCGAGAGCCGGCGGTGGTGGTGAGGGTGTTCTTGGCCTCGAGGGGCATGTCCTGGCTGAGGTCGGCGAGGGCGTGGTTGATGTGCTCGGTGAGTTCGGCGTCCGTCCAGCGGTAGGCGGTGGCGTCCTGGTCGTCGAGGTCGATGCGGAGTTGGGCGATGGCGTCGGAGAGGGCGGTCACGGTGGGTCCACCTGGTGGGCGAGGTGGAGGCCTGGGTAGGTTTGGTTGGGCTGGTGGTCGTCTGGGCGCTGGGCTTGCTCGATCGCCTGGTGGAGCTCGCGTGTGGCGTCGAAGAGGCGGCGGGCGACGTTGTAGACGTGCATGTGGGGCCAGGTGGGTGGGAAGCGGCGCAGGAGCTCGAGGTGGGCGTCGTGCTGGAGCTGGACGAGCTGGTCGGTGGTGAGTTTAAGGAGCTGGTTCGGTTGGCACATTGGGGGGCTCCTGCGGCGGTTTGGTGCGGCGGCGGATGGCGTTGATGACGGTGACCACGGCGCGGGCGATGGCGGTGGCCACGGCGGCGATGGCGAGTGCGATGGCTTCAATGAGCGGGGCGTAGAGGGAGCCGGCGATGGCCTTGGAGCTGCGGGCCCGCCGGGGTTGGTGGGGCGGGAAGCTGCTCACGGGTGCCTCCTAGTTGGCGGGCTTGCGTTTGGGTGGCGGTGGCTTTGGCGCGGCGATGACGAGGACGCGGCCGCAGTTCGAGCAGGAGCGGCCGTCCTGCTCGAGGATGACGTTGGTCTGGCAGCGGGGGCAGTAGACGCCGGCCAAGGGTTAGTTGGTCCAGTCTCCGGAGCTGATGCCGTCGAGGCGGGCGAGGGCCTGAGACTCTTTGAGGACGATGGCGGTGTACGCCTTCATGCGCCAGCGGTTGGCGTCGTAGCCTTCGAGGGTGCCGATGTTCTCGAGCTGGATGATGCGCTCGAGGTC